TTAAAAAACTTAAACCAAAGAAAAAATGGTCTAAGAAAAATGTTGGTATAGGAAAAATAAAAGATCAAAAACTTTATAAAACTTTAGGTAAAGATAAGTATGGAGATATACAAATTATTAATAAAGGTCCTCAAAAAGGATATAGAGTTCCATTAGATAAAAAAGGATTTACTGAAAGAAGACCTTGGGCAGCAGATCCAAAATACAAAGCATCTTATGGTGAAAGAGTTCCTACTGCACATTATGGTGCCACAAAAAAAGCTTCTGGTGGATTAATTAGAGGCTTTCCTAAAATTGCTAAGAAGGGTTGGAGATAATGACTATTATAACTAAAGGAATGGGAATTATATTAAACAAAGCTAAGAGAAAAGATAAGCTGTTAGATTCTATTAGAAAAAGAAGAAACCGAAAACTTCCTAAAAGCCTTAGAGATCATAAAGTAAAAATAAAAGGAATGGGTGAAGTTAAAAGTGATAAATATACTATGGATATTGAAACTTATGACAAAGTTCGTCAGAAAGAATTTAAAGGTAAAAAATAATGGGACAATTTTCAAAAGGTAGAAATGCATTAATGATTTCAGATCGTTCTGGAGCAGCTTTTCCATATAGGGAAATGGTTCAGGAATGGAATGGTTTATGGGTGCATAATTCTGAATATGAACCTAAACAACCTCAAATTAGTCCAAGGCCCGTGGGCTCTGATCCACAAGCTTTGCAACATGCTAAACCAGCTAGAACAGAATTTGGTGTAGCGGATGTGTTAGGATACAATCCTTTAGAGACATATCAAATTGGTTCACCGATTGTGAATGTTAATTTACCGGGACATGGATATGCCAGTACAGATGTAAAAAGATTTCGAGGTCCTTTAGGAGCTGCAGGAATATTTGGTAATCCAGAAGGAGTTGGTGGAATTACAGGAGCAACAATTGCAAAAGCTGCAGGATACTCTATAACAGTAGGTAAATATGTCAACGGTGGTACTGATACAACAGGACCCAATAATACCGGACAGTTTGGTAGAAATTGGTTTTGGTTTAGTGCCGATACAAACGCAACAAGTGTTGCAGCAGGAGGAGGATACCCGATCTCAGTAGGACCGGTTACTTTACAATCATAATGGCAGGATATACTTACGCAAATTTAACAGATGATATTAGAAACTGGACAGAAGTTGATTCTACAGTTTTTACTCAAGCAGTTATAAATAGATTTATTGAAAATGCCGAATATCGCTTATCTTATGATGTTCCAATTGATGCAGACAGAGTAAGATCTGATGCTCAATTAGCAACCGACTATAATAGTATAAATGTGCCAGCTGGATGTTTATTTGTTAGAGCGGTAGAAGTTTTTGATTCTACATCTGATAGAACTGGTAAAGGACAATTTTTATTAAAAAGAGATCAAACTTTTATTCAAGAATATGTGGGAGAATTAACAGGCCCTGAAGGAGGTCAAACAGGTCAAGATACTACGGGATTACCTAAATATTATGCCATGTTTGGAGGGGCAACAGCAGCTGGAGCCACGACTTCAGGCGCTCTTTATTTAGCACCTACTCCTGATAAAAATTATTTATATACGATTTATTGGAATAAGATTCCTCAAGGCTTATCTTCTGGAAATACTACCACTTATATTAGTACTTACTTCCCTCAAGGGCTTCTATATGCTTGTTTGGTAGAGGCTTATTCTTTTTTAAAAGGCCCAGCAGACATGTTGACTTTATATGAACAAAAGTATAAACAGGAACTAGCGAAATTTGCAAGTATGCAAATTGGGAGACGAAGACGAGACGATTATACAGATGGTACTGTACGTATACCGATCGAGTCACCGCCTCAGTAATAGGAGATAAATTATGGCAATAACATCGGCAATTTGTAATAGTTTTAAACAAGAAATTCTAGTAGAAGGTCACAATTTTACTAATGGTACAGACGCATTTAAATTAGCTTTATACACAAGTTCAGCAACTTTAAGTAAATCAACTACAGCGTACGCAGCACCAACAGATGGTACAGCTGATCCAACAAGCACTTACGAAGTGAGTTCAACTTCAACAGGATATACAACAGGTGGAAACGCTTTAACAAGCACAACTCCAGTTTTATCTGGTGACACTGCGTGTTGTTTATTTGCAAGTACGTCATGGGGATCAACTGCATCATTCACAGCAAGAGGCTGCTTAATTTATAATTCAACTAATTCAAACAAAGCGGTTTGTGCAATTAATTTTGGCGCAGACAAGACTGTGACCACTGGAACTTTTACAATTCAATTTCCAGCTCAAACAGCAGGCAACGCAATTATCCAAATAGCATAGGAGGCCCATGTCGACGGGATGGGGACGACTAACCTGGGGACAATCTCAGTGGAATGGTTCTACTGTTTTGGCAACTGGTTGGGGTGCTAAAGGTTGGGGTAATAGTGAGTGGGGAGATCTTTCTGATGAAGTAATTACTCTTACAGGTCTATCAGCTACATCAACAGTTGGAAGTTTAACAGAATTAATAGAAGTAAAACCTGGTTGGGGTACACTTAAGTGGGGTGAAAATGGTTGGGGTTCAGTTGAAAGTGCAATTGAAAATTTAGTTGGTTTATCAGCTACAACATCATTAGGAACTTTAACAGAAATACCTGGACAAATAGTTGGTCTAACAGGTCAATCTGCAACTACAGCACTTGGCTCACTAACTATTGATGCAAGTTTAACTTTTTCATTAACTGGTCAACAATTAATTTCTTCTTTTGGAAATCTTTCGACTGATGATCATTCAGTTGGATTAGTTGGTTTATCGGCTACATCAGCTGTGGGAACTTTAAATCCTGCAGATGTTATAGGTATAACTGGTCGATCAGCAAGCACTGCTATAGGCTCTCTAACAACAACTTCTGATCCTATAATGACTTTAGCAGCGCAATCTGCTACTACTGCTTTAGGTACATTAACAGCGTCCCCTGTTACCTTACAAACTTTAACTGGTGTTGCTGCTACTACAGCTGCTGGCTCTCTTTCTACGACTCAACAAACAAATGCTAGTCTCGTTGGCCTAGGACAATCGATAACAGCTAGTGTAAATGGACCAGGTTTAATACTTGAATATTATGGAGATAAATCACCACATACCAGCGCTAGTTATAGTAATAAAACACCAAGAACAAGTGGTAGCTATACCGATAAAACACCAAGAACAAGTGCTAGCTATACCGATAAAACCCCAGCATAATACTATTGACTTTAAACTAATGAGAACATATAAACTAAAAAACTAGGAGATTTTTACAATGGCTTCAACATATAACAGTCTTGGTATCCAATTAATGGCAACTGGCGAAAATGCCGGTACATGGGGTGCAAATACCAACAATAACTTAAACTTTATTAAAAATACTTTTGGGTATATCGAAGTAGCTTTAACAGCTGATAGAACTTTAACTATACCTGATGGTTCTACTGGAACTTATGATGGTAGAGCTTTTGTTATTAAACTTACTGGTTCTACTGGTGGAAGTAGAGTTTTAGATATTGCAGCAACTGCAGGAGATCCTGCGGCAGCAATTGAAAAACCTTTTTTAGTAATCGATAGTACAACTAGAGGCGGTAGTGATACCATCACTTTTAAAGTTACAGGTCAGACAGGAATAGCAATACCTAAATATGGAAATGTTTGGTGTTATCATGATGGAACAGATATACGTACGTCAGGAATGCTTAGTACAAGAGGATCAGCAGGTTCAGCAGCAGCTCAGCCGGCATATACCCTACCTGCAGCAGATGGTACAGCTTCTCAAGTTTTACAAACAGATGGTTCAGGATCAGTCAGTTTTGGCACCCTTCCTGCAGCTGGAATATCAACAGGAAAAGCTATTGCAATGGCAATGATTTTCGGGTAAAAAACTACAAGGAATTAAATTATGGCAAATCCAAATATAGTATCAGTCTCAACAATTTACGGCGGTAATATGGGTTGGGCTTTATCAAACACTTTAACAGCAACTTTACTAACTGTACAAGCTGACAAATTATTAAAAATTAATAGAATTGTTTGTTCAAATGTTGATGGAAGTGTAGCAGCAGATTTAAATTTATATATTGATGGCATGGGAACAGCTACAGCAAATGGTATAGCACCCACAGGCGCATCAGCAACAACATATTTAGCAAAAACAATTTCAGTTCCAGCCGATGCATCTTTAGTAGTATCAGATACTCCTATTTATTTAATGGAAAATGATGTTCTTAAAGGCGGAGCAAGCGCAACTGGAGACTTAGAACTTTTCATATCATATGAAGTCTTAGACGACGCATAGGAGGTTTAAATTATGGCGCAAGGCAATGGCGGAATAATTGGACCACCGAATACGGTTTCACAAGCATACAACAAAGACAAAGTTACAGCTTTTACAGGTTCAGGAACTTTTAATAAAGCAACATGTAATCCTGCAGCACCAGGTTTAGCAACTGTAGTAGTTGTTGCCGGTGGTGGAGGATCAGGTGGTGATGGTGGTGGAGCAGGTGGTGCTGGCGGTATGACAGTTACTAACTGTCATCCTTTACCAGGAAGTTCAGTTCCAGTTACAATAGGTGGTGGTGGAGGTGGTGGACCTGCACCAGGTGGTGGGGCATCTTCTCAAGGTAGTACTTCAACTTTTGGTTCTTCAACTCCTTTATCCACAACAGGTGGTGGACGTGGAGGTTATGCAAATTGTAGATGTGGTGGAAACGGAGGATCCGGTGGTGGAGGAATGGAATACAATCCAGCTACACCGTCAGGTGGTGCTGATTCTGGTGGTTGTGGAGTTTGTGGACAAGGTTCTAAAGGTGGAGGTTTAGCTGCACCAGGTAATGGAGCCGCAGGAGGCGGTGGTGGTAAAGGTGGTGTAGGGCAACCAGGAGTAGCCCCATCCGTACCAACTTGCGGTGTTCAAGGTGGAGTAGGTTTAAGTATTGCACCTTCTCTTGCATGTGCAACACCTTATACAATACCAAATTCAGGAAAATATGCCGGTGGTGGTGGCGGAAGACTATACCAGGGTTCGTGTAATTCTAATGAATTTGGTGGTGGATCATGTGGATCATACCCACCAAGTCCATACCCAGGAGCAGCAGGAGATGCTAACACAGGTGGTGGAGCAGGAGCTGGCTCAGGAAATAATCCCGGAGCAAGTGGTGGTTCAGGAGTAGTTATAGTTGTAGAAAAAAATCAAGGAGCATTTGGTAAAGAAGCACCTGGCATTTGGCAAATGAATACAGTTTATTGTCAGGTTAAAAATAATAATTGGGTTTATAATGAAACATATGTAGATTATTTAGTAGTAGGCGGTGGTGGTGGCGGAGGTGGTCGTAGAGGTGGTGGAGGTGGAGCTGGTGGATATAGAGCATCAGGATTTGGACCAAGTCCTCTTAAAGGATGTTCATTAATTTCAAAATTCGGAACATACGCAGTAACAGTTGGAGGTGGTGGTGCTGGTGCTCCATCAGGTTGTAATTCTGGGGTTGCTGGGTCAAATTCAGTATTTTCAACTATAACATCAGCAGGTGGTGGTTTAGGTCAAGGAACAACCTCTCCAAGAGCCGGTGGATCTGGTGGTTCAGGTGGTGGAGCAAAAGGTGGTGGTAGTGAACCAACAGCAGTAGGTGGAGCAGGTAATACTCCTCCTGTAAGTCCAGCGCAAGGTAATCCAGGTGGTAATTCTGGTGGACCAGGTAATTGTGGTGCTGGAGGTGGTGGTGGAGCTACTGAGGCAGGACAAAATCAACAATCAACTTCTAAAGGTGGTAGAGGTGGTGCAGGAGCACCAAATGCAATTACAGGATCAGCAATATCAGTAGCCGGCGGTGGTGGAGGTGGTGGATGTTGTGGTGCTGGAGGATGTAATGCAGGAGCAGCTTCTCCGTGTGGAACAGGAGGAAAATCAGCGAATGGTGGAACAGCAGCAGACGCGGGAACAACTAATCGTGGTGGCGGTGGCGGAGCAGGTGGTGAAACCACACAAGCTGGAGCTGCTGGTGGATCAGGAATTGTAGTTTTAAAATCAAGTTCCTACATGTCAACAGATAGTAATTGTGCGCCTGTTAGTTCGCCAGATGGTGGAACAAGCACATTTATAGCAAAATTTAAAGCATCAGCTAATGTAACAATTGGAAATACCCCTGGTAATTCAGTAGATTATTTAGTTGTAGCTGGTGGTGGAGCTGGTGGTGAATATAATGGCCCCGAAGGTGGAGGCGGTGGTGGTGGAGCTGGTGGATGGAGATCATCTTTTCCAGGTGGAACAAAAGTATTTTTAGATTCAGGAGAAAATAAAGTAGTAATTGGAGCTGGTGGAAGTGCTGTTACACAAGATAGAGGTGGTACAGGTAATGATTCATTTGTAGGTTATATTACATCTTCAGGTGGTGGTGGAGGTGGATTAAATTTAGGAACTCCTGCTTTAACTTATTTAGGAAAATCCGGAGGATCTGGAGGAGGTACTGGAGTCAGTGCATCCCCTAATTTTAATACATCTCCTGGTGGAGTCGGAAATGACCCGCCGGTAAGTAGTCCCGCACATCCTATCCAAGGATATAATGGTGGAACTGCTAACACAGGAGCAGGTTATAATAGAGCTGGTGGTGGCGGTGGAGCTGGTGCTGTGGGTGGAAATGCCGGTCCTGCTGGAGGAGTAGGTGGAACAGGAAAAGCTAGTTCAATTTCAGGAAGTCCAGTCACATATGGTGGTGGCGGTGGTGGATCTACAAACAATAATGGTTGTGCTGGAGCCGGTGGATCTGGCGGTGGTGGAGCTGGAAATAAAAACGGAGCTGGAACAGCTGGAACAGTAAACACTGGTGGTGGCGGTGGTGGCGGCGGACCAAGTCCTGGATCCGCAGCGGGACAAGGAGGATCAGGAGTTATTATTTTAAGAGCTCCAGGACCTGCTGGACCTAGTTATACAGTAGCTCCAGGAACTAACACAAAAGCAGCATTACCAGGCCCTGCTGGAGGGTGTACTGTAATGACTTTTACTGTAACTGGTACATTGACAATAAGTTAAAATTTTAATATAAATATAAATTTAAGGAGTATAAAATATGGCACATTTCGCAGAATTAGATGATAATAATGTAGTAACAAGAGTAGTTGTTGTGGCTAACGATATTCCAACAGCAGCGGGTCCTTTAGGATCAAATGATATGCATGTTGATGGTGAAAGTTGGTGTGTAAATTTCTTTAAAGGTGGAAATTGGAAACAAACTTCTTACAATTCAAATTTTAGAAAACAATATGCAGGCATAGGTCATACTTATGACTCTGCAAAAGATAAATTTATTGCACCTCAACCTTATGCATCTTGGTCATTAGATGGAAATGATGATTGGCAAGCTCCAGTTACTTATCCAACAGATACTACAGATAAATATATAGCTTGGGATGAAGATAACCAAAAGTGGACTGCAGTAGATAAATCAGAACCACCAAATAATTTTAATTGGGATGCATCAGCGCTAGCTTGGGTATCCGCATAAGGAGACTCATATGGCTAGTCCTTCAGGATCAGCAAACGGCGGTATAATTGGAAAAACGAATAATTCTTCGTTTGGAAGAAATACTGTTACATCAACAACTTCTACAGGAAATTTTACCTCAGGAACAGGAACTACTGTTTCAAATGTTGTAGTTATTGCTGGTGGTGGTGGCGGAGGTCACGATAACGGAGGAGCTGGTGGTGCTGGCGGAATGCTAGCAATGACTTGTGTTTCAATGTGTGCGTCTACAGCATATCCTGTAACTATTGGCGGAGGTGGTCCGGGAGGAACATCTGGTGCTATATCAGTTAATGGAACAAATACAGTTTTTGTAGTTGGATGTAATACTTTTACTGGTACCGGTGGCGGTGGTGGTGGAGGTGCTACAGGACCAACACCAGCAAATTCTGGAAGACCAGGTGGTTCAGGTGGTGGTGGAAAAAAACATGGTAGTCCTGAAGGTCCAGGTATGTCAGTCGGACAAGGAACTCAAGCATCACATCCTAATTTTCCATGTTCAGGTTTTGGTAATGATGGTGGGCCAGTAGCGGCAGAACCACAACCTTCTGCAGGTGGTGGAGGTGCTGGAAGTGCTGGCGGAACAAACACTGCTGGTGCAGGAAAAGATATTAGTCCTTATATTGGTTGTTTAAGTATTCCAGGTTGTTATACAGGTCCAGGTAATTTTAGAGCTGGTGGTGGAGGTGGTAGTAACGCTGGTGCTGGTGGATCTGGCGGTGGTGGAACAGGAAAAGGTGGATCAGGTTGTACTGGTCAAGCAGGTTTAGCAAATTCAGGTGGTGGTGGCGGAGGATCCGGTGGATCTCCTCCAAATAGAGATGGTGGTCAAGGTGGCTCAGGAGTAGTCATCGTAAAAGAATTAAACAAAGCAAGTGGTGTGTGGTCAATGCAATCACAATTTCGAGCAATGACAGATGGAGGTTGTGGATCAAGAACATGGCCGCGTCCTCCGATTAGTTATCCAGGAATAGATTTCTTAGTCGTAGCGGGTGGTGGTTCAGGTTCGTATAACGCAGGTGGTGGAGGTGGAGCTGGAGGTTATAGAGCTTCTGGTTATGGTCCTTCTCCCTTACGAGCAACTGCATTAACTTTAGAAGAAGGAGATTATACAGTTACAGTTGGAGCAGGTGGTGCACAACCAGGATCAGCAAACGGTTCTCCTGGAAGTAATTCAATATTTGGAGTAGGTGGATCTGAAGGAACTACAATGATTACTGCAACTGGTGGTGGTCGAGGTGGTCAAGATGACAACTACGCTGGAGGTGACGGAGGATCTGGTGGTGGAGGTGGTGCTAGACCGGGATCACCTGCTTTACAAGGTGGATCAGGAAACACTCCTCCTTTTAGTCCTCCTCAAGGAAATGATGGTGGTGACGGTGTAGCCGCAACGCCTAGAGGTCCTCAAGGTGGAGGTGGTGGAGCAACAGCTGCTGGACAAGATGGTCAACCAGGTACAGGTGGAGCTGGTGGAGCTGGAGCACCTAACTTAATTAACTGTGGTGGAACACCAACCCCAGTCTTCAATATAACTGCATTCGCAGGTGGTGGAGGTGGTGGTAGTTGTTCATCAGGTGGAGCCGCTGGACCAGGTGGTGGAGGAGCCGGTGGTGGTGGTGGAAGTGGATCAAATGCAACTCAATACACTGGTGGTGGAGGTGGTGGAGCACAAGATGGTGGACCAAGCGCAGGAGATGGTGGTGATGGTGTAGTAATAATTAGAGCACCAGGTAGTGCCACTTTAGCAGTATCACCAGGTTGTAATGCAACAGCAACACATCCAGGGGGCGACAAAATTGCTCTGTTTAAAACTTCTGGTACATTAACAGTTTCTTAATTCTCTTTACTATTCGTTTAAATTAAGCTAATACATATGTATAAAGACATATGAATTTAACAAACTTTTATTGGTATTTTAAATCAGCAATTCCTGAAAGAATCTGTGATGATATTGTTCGTTATGGAAAACAATTGCAAGACCAAATGGCAGTCACGGGTGGTTTTGGTAATGGAAAATTAAATCAAAAACAAATTAAAGATTTAAAAAAGAAAAGAGATTCTAATATTGTATGGATGAATGATCGTTGGATATATAGAGAAATCCAACCTTATGTTAATAAAGCAAATGCAAATGCGGGATGGAATTTTCAATGGGATTTTTCTGAATCATGTCAATTTACTAAATATGAAAAAGGACAATATTATGATTGGCATTGTGATGGATGGGATAAACCTTATCACGCACCTAATACTCCTAGTCATGGAAAAATTAGAAAATTATCTGTTACAGTAACACTATCAGATCCGAAAGAATATTCTGGTGGAGAATTAGAATTTGATTTTAGAAATTTAGATCCTGATAAAAAACGAAACGTCCATAAATGTAAAGAAATATTGCCTAAAGGATCCTTGGTAGTATTTCCTGGATTTGTTTGGCATCGAGTATGCCCAGTTAAAAAAGGATCTAGACATAGTTTGGTTATCTGGAATCTAGGATGGCCTTTTAAATAAAGGAAAATATGAAAAAGAAACAAAAGAAAGCAAAAAAAGAAACCTTTGACAAAATTTCTTGCGGTAGTGCCAAAGCTTTTCCTAAAACATTAACCAGAGAAGATTTATTTAAATGTCCTATATGGTTTGCTGATGAGAATTCATTTGTAGAGGATTTAAATAAAGCTTCTGATTCATACATAGAAACAGCAAAGAAGAATTTAAAAAAAGATATAGATAAAAGAAATAAAAAGTGGGGAGACAAAGGAGACATGGGTCATGTATTTCACTCAACTACTTTAATTGGTGATCCTAAGTTTCAACAGTTACTAAATTATATTGGTGCAACAGCACATAATTTATTAGGTGAAATGGGCTTTGATTTAACAAACTA